ACGACCATGCGTAAAGAAACATCTTTGTCCATTAGACATTGTGAGAGTTAGATCATCTACCCATTTCCATTTTTTAGTTCCGAGAAATTCCCCATAAGGTTTTAAAAAAGCTTTTGACATACCATATTTTAATGCTCGTCTATAAACTAGACTACTATGATTTGAGTCAACTTCTGTTACCTCTGGATATATATCTTCTAATTGTTTTATGTATTCTTTGGATTTATCTAGTTCGTGTCCAGCAGAATATAAATCTGGATCATGCGTATGCATATTGATTGCGTGAAAATCTAGTAGATCGCCTATGTTTACTACATAGTCAGGTTTAAATTCTTTTTTAATTTCTTTTAAAAAACTAATGCTATCTTTATGTTGATATGGCAAATGCATATCACTTATGATTAAGATTTTTTTATAACCCATACAAGTATTACTTGTACAATTAATTCGATAAAATGTAAAGTAATTGACCTAGGACTAGAATACCAACTGCACCAAGACCATATAAAATACGATCTATGTCTTTTTTCATGTGATGTAAATGGTTTTTAATTACTAAATCTAATTTTTGATTTACTAATTTTATTTTACCATCTAATTCTACAAATTTTTCTTTACTGGTTTTCATTATCGTTTTCTTCTTTTTCTTCTAAGATCAGTATCATGTTTACGACTACCTCTCAAGAAACTATTGACTCTCCCCATAGACCATGCTGCCATAGATGTTCTAGGTCTAGAGCCTGATGAAAGGTATGCACCTTGTCCTCTACGGTAAACTTTTTTTAACATACCAAGAGTTACAGATTTTCTATTCTTGGCTTTGTTTCTTAATGTTGCAATTACTCTTGCAGATAGTGGTCGTCTTTTTGCCATTATTTAACCCTCGCTCTAAACATTGATCTTGGAATTGTAGCACCTGACCTATACAATGAGGACATAGTTTTTAATAAACTTGCTCGTGAACTTCGTTTTGCACCTTTAAGTCCTGTTAGATATTTTTTAGGTAGTCCTGTTCGTTTATCTTTTGGAACTCTTCTTTTTTTTCTTTTTCTTGACATTTCTTCTTCTTTTCCTCATTGGTCTTTTATCCATTAAAACAGATAAAGTAGTTGTTGTTGTATATCCACTCATTTACCTACTGACCTCATAGCTTTGTTATGAGCAGATGTAAAAGTAGCACCTTTCTTTAATGCTCTAGCCATACTTCTCATGTGTTTAAGTGTATGGTGTTTAGCATGACTACGCATAGTTTTTTTTTGTCTAGGCTTTAGTCCTTTGATAATGTTTTTTATAGATGCTACTTTAACCATTATCTTTTTCTTTTACCCATCTTTGGCTTTTTAGCCTTTTTCTTTTTTTTCTTTCCATGTCCTGTATGATATGGCATATTTCCTCCTATTAATTTGCAAATTTACCAGCAAACCATTTAGCCTCTGGTAATCCATTTTTAAATTCTTTTCCATTAAACGTCAATACCTGTTTTCTATTACTGCCCTCTTTGTAACTACAATGTACCCATCCACTGTTTGCTCCTTCATCTTCTTTCCAAAATTCAAGAATTAACTGATCAAAGTCGCAATTGTTTTGAATCCAAAGTGCTAATTGCAGATTAGAAATTCCCATTATTTCAAAATCTACTGCCTCGCCACGAGTGTGCTGACTAGTTTTTTTACTACCTATTGCCTCACATAATTGTTCACTACGATAACCTGATGTAATAAAAACTGGTTTTTCAAACTTTGCTCGTACAGGCTCAAGAACTGCATAACAAAGATCAGTTAGGTTTTTTATCTCTCCACTACCAGCTTTGTTTTTTATTCCAAGCCTAGTAGCAGTTGATGATTTTTCAAATTCAGAAAGTGAGAAATGTTTTGATAATTGCATAATTAAATCCTATCTTGCGTTGTTTGGTACACCATTAGAATTTACAAATGGAGATTCAGCAAAAGCAAAAAAAGTATGAGTTGAACCTGATGCGTTCATATCATCAAACCCTGATCTACATTTAAAACCATTACTATAAAAATCTACGATATTTCTTCCAGATGTTGTTTCAGTAGCAGTTTCATTTGCTTGTAAATAATCATCATTTGGATTCCCTGTATTTCTTTTATTATCAAATATAAGCCAATCGTGAGCATCAGCAGTAGAGTCACTTCGCTTTACCATAACCCAAGCTGGTCTAAAACCTAAATAAACAAATGTTCCGTCATTTTCATTATTACCTTTAAAAGTTCCAAATTGTGAATAACCTTTTTTTGATGCAAAACAATAAGCAATCATTGAACCACTACTTTTATTAACATTTGTAAATGAACCAACTGAAAAAACACTTGATGTTGGTAAAGTGTCATTCCAAGAACCAGAAGTTGTTTGTGTACCTTCTGTGTTATTTAATTTTTGATTTTTTCCAGCACCTAAACCAACATTAAAAGAGACCCAATTTTCACCACTATCACTTCGATTTTTCACAACAATCCAATCAGGTGCAGATGTAAGTCCATGTTTTATAGTTCCAGCACTTCCTGTTCCTGTAAATGAAACGATTGAAAACCCAGCAGTATCATTTGCAGAGCCTGTACTATCTATTGAACCAATACTTGTTGCACTTGCATCATTGGTAAATGATGTTCCAGCTTTCCAAGTCCAACCAACAAAGGTTGAACCTGAATGATTAACTAAAAGTGATCTTATAGATGATGTTCCATGATTACCCTCTGTTAAAACAAATCCATCACTTGTTGCTGAACTTACAAATCCAAGTGAAGTTGAACCATTTGAGGAACTACCCTCTTCAAACTGTTGTCCTGAGCATAAATCTTTACCAGCACCAAATCCTCTTACAGAATCATAAAGTTGGTTATGATCTGCACCATCTCTTTTTTTAATCCAAACCCAATCAGGCTGCATATCTTCTGAACCATCTAAAGTTATTGTTCTTGGAGAAGATGAATTACCTGACCAAAGAACAGTTTGAAAGTAAAGTTCTGGATTATCTATACTCGTGTAAGCCATTATCCATACTCCGCTAAGTTTTTTGTACAAAGGGCAAAATATCCTGATGGTGGAGCATACTCAAAATTTCCAAAACCCTCTGCATCACTATTGCCTGATGATATTGAGTAAGATGGAGAGCCAAAATTACACTCTATTCCACTATCAGTTTTATAAACTGCAAAGGCAAAAAAATAATCTTCATTATCACGAGGTGTAAAATTAAAAGCAGAGTTTGTTCTACTCGACCCTGATGTTGGGTCACCACTTGCCTGAAATGTTCCATTTTTAGAAAAGTAAATAGCACCATTATCCATATCTACTGCTATACCTATAATATCATTTGTTGTAAAACTATCTCCATAAGAAGAATCTGTGTTATTAGTTTTTTGACCTGTAGTTTTATATGCAAAAGAAATTGTATCTGCACCAACTTGTCCACTTCCAAAAAGTAAAACCGAAGTTGCAAATGGAACAATTCCTAAATTTGGATAATGAGTAGAAGTTCCTAAAATTTTTGTTTCCATGTACCACTTTCCTTTCCTAAATCCTATTGTTGAATAAGCATTAGCATTATTAGTAGTAGCATTTCCAACAATTTTTAAATTACCCTCTGAAAAATCTCCAAAATGCTGATTGTTATTGTTATTAACTGCTAAAGGATTTAATGTTGCAAAATTGTTTGTGCAAGTGTCAATGGATTGATCTACACTTGTTAAATTATTTACAGTAAAGTTATTTCCATTACCAGATACATCTGCACCTAGACTACCAGAGTTTTCAAAATCTAAATAGAATCCATTTGTACCAAAGGTTAAACTTGATGGGTCTTTTGGTTTCCATATTCTAGGACTATCTTCATCAAACTCACCTAAATCAGTATTTGCTTGTGCAGTTCCATCTATGAAAACAACCTCTGTCATATAAAGACTACATTTTTCATGTGCACCAACTTGATTGCCTATATAATGAGCAACATTTTCATTTATAGTATCTTCATAATCTTCTGCTGGAAATCCATAATCACTCGTACTTGTATCAAATGTTGCTTCGACTCCATTTATATATAGTTTTTCTCTATTTGATGCGGTTGAATCAGTTGTGTTTAAATGCCATAAAACGTGCATCCATGCAGAAGTATCTCTGAAAACTTGTGTAGTTTGTAATTCAGTAGTAGTAGAGCCACCATTAACATGTGCAATATAAATAGCATCATTTGAATTAAATTGTATTCTTGCATAATCACCACCACTACCAGCAGAAAAAAAATTCTGTGTTCTTCCTAATTCTGCTCTTTTAATCCAAGCACTAAATGTCCAAGTTTTTCTATTTCCAGAACTACTTGGTGTTCTATTTAAAAAATCACTATTATCATCTTCAAATCTTAATGAGTTAGCTACACTGTAGCTTGTATCTTTTATGGAGTTAGTTCCAAGTATTAGTGGCATCAGACAACCTCTTTAGGAAATTCTGCTAGTGGTCTTTCATAAACAGGGTTTTCTTCTGTTCCTGTATTTACATATTCATAAAGTGTTTTAAGTTCATCAACATTATTACAAGCATCTATTTGAGTTTCCATTTCATTTGATTTTGCTCTTACATTTGCTCTATAAGTTTTTATATTTTCAGGGATTGTATATGTATCATCATCTAAAGCTTTATGATTATGCCAATCTAATCTTTCTAATAGAGTTCGTGCTTGTTCTTTTACAATTCTTTTCTTTTCAGTTTTTAAACCCTCAATAACTACGATAGGATTTAATTCAACTCCATCTTGATCTGTTGCATTTCTATCTTCTAATTCTTTTGCAGTTGCAATTCCCCAAGATTCTGTGACTTGACCATCTGCAAATGAATAAGATGAATTTGTATTATTATAATATTCTGGGTCTTTGTAGTTTGTTTTATCAACTATTATCTCATAAATGCCAATAGATTCTTTTTCTGATTGAGACCATAATTCAAAAATTTTTGCTGGGTATCTTACATCTCCAATAACAACTGATTTTGGATTGTTGATATATTGTGTAATATTGTTATCTTCTACTATTGCGTACATATTTTAACTTTCACTTAAATTTAATGTTCTACCTACTTCTTGCCAAACTGAACCATTGTATCTAAAAACTAATATATCAGTTTTACCATCTGTTGAAGTAAATGTTGGTGCAGTTGATGCAGCAAATTCAAATATAGTATTAAATGCAATTGTGTGTGAGCCATCATAATTAATTTCTAAACAAATAAATGAACCCTCTACTGAATTAGTTGGTGCAGAGAAAGTAGTGTTTTCTGTTGTTAAATGATATGCGTTTGGTTTTGCTTGAACATCCCAAGCTACTGCGTTTGAAGAAGATGTTAACGCTTGTTGTGGAATATAAGCTAAATCGTTAAATTTAATATATCCTGTTCCATTAGTTGATACATCTATATTTCCATTTGCTCCATCTGTTATTGTAATGTTTCCTGAGTTTGTTCCACTATTTGTGTCAAGAACTAAATCCTGTGTTCCACTTGTTGTTAAAGTTGCAGCAGCAGAGCCTGTTCCTATAACAACTTCTCCTGAACCTTTTGGTTTTATATGAAGATCAACATTAGTTTCCCCACTTGCTCCAAGAATAGGAGGATTCCCAGTTGCAGCATTAGTAACTTCTAATTCATTAACTGCTGACCCTGTTTTTTGAAATATTATTTGTTCATTACCATCATCATCTGCAATGAAATGAGCATCGTCTATTTTAATGTTGTTTGAATTTGTATCTAAATCTCCACCTAATTGAGGAGAAGTATCTGACACAATGTCAAATGATACTGTGCTATCTATAAAATTAATTGTGTTTGCAGAAGTATCTACTGTTGCAAAAGAAATATCATCTGAGCCATCAAAAAATTTTATTTCTAAACTATTTGATCCTGAATTTGTAGTATCGAGCCAAAGAGTACCAACGGCAGCACCACTTGGTCTTGATGTGCCAGAATGCATAGTATTTAATGCTGAAAGTGCATTATTTAAATCAGTCCTAAAACTAGGAAACGACTGATTCGCAATATTCATATCATGTTGTGCCATAATTTCTTATACTCCTTTTAAAATCCTTTTGCAATAAAATCGAATGTTTTTGATACACCTGAATTAGAACTATTAAAAAAAGCAACATCAAAGCCATTAATTGTTTTATTAGTTACAGTAAAATAATCTCCTGTCGCCATTCCTTGTCCTGTAATTCCAACTGCATAATTACCACTTTTAAATGGATTTGTAAATGTGATTGATTTAGTACTTGTACCAGAAACAATATCATTTCCACTAAATATTCTATCAACCATATCTACCGTCACTGTTACTTCAGAAACAACAGGTGTAGAGGCATTATCCCTTGAAATTAAAACTACTCTAAATTTAAAATATCTAGCAGTATACTCTCCAATTACAAATGTTCTAAAATCTGTGTATGTTGAATTATCGTCTGATGTTGCAATTTCAATATGTGCATTACAATTTGCTGGTGTATCTCCATCAAAGTTAGAACTAGCAGAATCAAAGTTGCCACTCCTATTGTCAAACAAGTCATCTGGATTATCTGATGTTTGTGTTAACGATGCAGTAATTCTAGCAGTATGTTTAGCACCTATATCAATAACATTTGCAAACTCATAATTACCACTTGATTGAAAGTCTGCATTAGCAACACCTGAATCAAAAAATCTAGTTGTTTCATCGTCAAAGTCTCCACTAGCACTATCAAATAATTCTGAAGAATCTAACTCAATCGCATCATCTGTAATAACAGTATTTGTTAAAGTTCCAGAAAATGTAGGGTGTTCAGATTGAGTTGTTATTGAATTAAAATTTAAAGCACTTGTTACATTAGAAATAATTGCAGTTGCGTTTGATGAAAAATTACCTAGTTTATCCACTGCCTTTATAAGGTAAGTTCCTTTTCTAGCTGGTACAGAAATTGATGTTGCTGGTCTTGATACTTTTTCAACTAAAGCCACCGAGTTTTGCCAATCAGCAGTACCATCTGTTTTTTCACTAAATCTTAAATTATAGAAAGCAAGATCAAGATCGCTAATTTGTTCCCAACCTAAATGTGCCTCTTGTCCTAGAATATTACAAGAAAAACCAGTCACATCTGATGGTGGTGCAATAGCACCTACGATAGTTCTTTGTGCAGATACATAAGTAGATGACACTCCTAATGTATTTACTGCTTTTACTCTTACATCATAAGTTTGTTGGTCTATTACATTAAGAACTCTATGATTTAATCCTGAACCTTGTGCATAAATAATAAAATTAGAATCTGTGCTTAATTTATATTCTACTTGGTAAAAGTCTATAAACGAATCAGGACTTGCACCAATAGATACATCTAAAGCTACAATTACAGTTCCATCGTTATATTCAATAAGTTGGTCAGACAAAGTCACACTTGCTGGTGGTTGGATAGTAAATGGATTTGGTAAATTTGTTGATGGTGTAGAACTTACTTGTGCTTTACTTGCCCATGTATAATGCGATGCTTGATATTCAACAAGAGATAATCCTATTGTAAAATCTTCATTAAATGTAAGACCCATAACTCTAAATGCTTTTGCAGTAAAGCCTAATGATGAATGTGTAATATTAACTATATCTCCAATAGCTAAATCATAAGCATCAAAGCTAACATTTAATCCTAATGTAATTGCCTCTCTACTTCTTCTTAAGATAACTTCTGCCATTTCTTCTGCTTGATATGGTGATGTTAGTGTTTTAAAAGTAAATCTACCCTCTAATAAAAATCCACCATCAGCAGTTTTCATAGTTGCGTGTTGATCTGCACTTGCTAATCCACTATCGTCTAATGGAGGAAACTGCACCTCATCTACTTGATAGTTACGATCTGGATTTACAAAACCAACTATAACTCTATTATATCTTTCATTCTTTGTTGGAATAGATAAATTATATCCACCAATAATATCATCTTCTGTAAGTGTTATTGATGCACTTCCTGTTGTTTCAATAATTAATTTATATTTACCACCAGTATAAGGAAGATAACCTCTGCACCCTTTTAGTAATTCTCTAACATTATCTATAATTTTTTGTGATGTATCTAAAACAGTATTTGTATCAAATATGTTAATATCACTTGCACCTGAATATGGAGTAACTTGTGTAACACAAACTTGTGATGCGTCATAAAAACTTTGTAAATCTATTTCAGAAGTAGCAATACCTTTGCCATATCTTTCATTTCTTAAATAATCTAAAATACAAAAAGCTGGATTTGTAGAAAATGATGCAGTTTGCTCTGATAAGTTAGATGCAAGTGTAACAACTTTTTTACCTTTTACTTTTGCTTGAACTTTTGGTATTCCTGTAAATGCATCTTGATTCCATTTAAACCTTAATGCTAAATAACATACACCTCTTAATCTATGATTACTCCCCCATGATGATAATGTAGATAATAAACTAGATGCTGATTGACTATCTGTACCAAAAAAAGGTTGTATTCTAATTAAACTTGCAGAATCTTTATAAAAGTTACTATCGCTACTTCCAACTTCTACTTCTGTGCCATCTGATAGTGAAGATGCAAATGTAACTACTTTATCATCAACTCTTATTTCTTCTATTGAGTTTATCTCTCCCTCTGCTAAAACAATAGCCATGTATAAATAGGTGTTATCAGTTCCTGAAGTTTCCATAAAGACCCTAGTACCACCGACAAGTCTTTCTCCATAAATTATAGGAATATTTGCGTCATTAGATTGTTTGTTTAATAATATACCTCTTTCAAAATCATCAAATTCATTTGTACCAAAATCTTCTATTTCAGGAACTTTTGGTCTTAATATCCATGAAAGAAATAAAGAAACACCAAGTGCTACTAATGGATTTACTCCAAAAAATTTCTTTGTTACAAAACTAACTGCACTACTTAAAAGACCCATTATGCTCTACCCCACTTAATATCTTGAACAGTTTGTGAAGAAAAATCCATACCTACATCTCCACTAAAAAATCTTTGTTGTGATGTATTATTTGTTTTACGACCATTTTTCTTTTCAAAATCTGCCCAATTAGAAACAATACCTAAATTTACTTGACTACTTTTATCTGATTCTGCAATATCAAAGCTATCTATTTTACCTCTATATAATAAAAAAGGATCAGAGATTAATGCGTTTGAGTCATCTAAAAAACCTCTAAATATATCTACACTATCATTAACTACATTTTCATTTAATACAGTTGATATAAATGTTTGATCTGCACCAGATAAATTAAGACTTACACTTGATTTAGTTATATCTGTTTCTTCAGTGTGATTTGATATACCTAATATAAAATCACTAGCACTATAAGTTACTGATGAACCTGATATTGAAGAAGTTAATGGAAATGAACAATCTGTGATATTAACAGGAGTACTAAAACCAATAGTGATAAGGTGTACTGGTCTAATATCATTTGTCGCTAGTTCTGTCTTTACTGCCGATGTTAAGTTTCTCGTCATATATTTCGTATGTTGTTCTCACTGTTTTTTCTGTTCCTTTTAACATAACAAAACTAAAACTTCCATTAGGAATAGCATTAGCTTTTAAATCATTTTTAATAGTGTCTATTTCACTTTCATCTACTACTTTTTCTGCAAAAAAATCAGCAGTCACATAATGCCTTATAAGATATTTTGCCATTAAAGAGTTTCTTCTACATCAAATTCAAATTTGTATAGTAAATTGCCGTCTTTATCTGCACCTACAACTCCAAATTCCTGTATGTCGTTTGTTAAATGCACTGTAAAAGGAACATTATCATAAGTTACTACTGAATCATCTGCTAATGCAGTAATTAAAGGTGGCTCTATTGTAACGGTACAAGCATTCGATGATGAAGTAGCATCTGCAACAACCATATATACTTTATCGTGCGAGGCAAACTTAATAAAGTCTCCCGTCTTAAATCTGCCTGCACCATCGCCTGCGAATCCGTCCATAGCTATTGTTGTGTCTCCAACTGCGTGTACACCATTTACTAATACTGTTCCTGTTTCTGTACCTCTAGCATCTTCAATTTCTGGTGGGATAATTGTAAAATTTTCTTTACCTGATCTTTGTTTTACAATAAATCCCATTAGTTCTCCATAAACATCTGATCTTTTTGCAGTTATAATACTAGCAGTAAAACCAAATCTCTGATTATCAATTTGTCTTGCAAGTTTCTTACCTGATTGTGATTTTGATATAATTGTATTCTGAATGGACTTGATGCCCATTGTTTCAAATTTTGCATTAGATATTGGAAAAGCACCTGACATTATATTAGATTTTTACTCCCTCTTTCATTAACTGCGTTATTGATTATTTGTGTAATAGTTCCTCTGTTCCTTACTAAGAGATCATCAAAGCCACTTGCGTCTAAAGTATTAATATTAAAATTTACTGTTGTTTCTCCTCCAGATGTACCTCTAGCCGATTGTTGTATTTGTCCTGTTGAGTTTGGAACAAATAATTCTGCACCTCTCTCACCAACTACAACAGGTTTACCTTTTGATACTGCTCCACCTTTTGCAAAACCTAAGAAACTCATAGCAGTACTTACAACACCTAATCCTGTGTTTTTTCTTAATTCTCTATTTTGTTCTCTTAATATTTCTAAGTTTTTCTTTTCTTTTTCTAATCTTCTTTGTGCTAAAAAATCTCTGACAGTTTCTTGGATAACTAATTGTATTGTAAATGCTAAAATATCAATTAAAATTTTTTGTGCTAATTCTTTCATAGACATATTTAAATCTTTACCTAAAACAAGAGCCTCTGCTAAACTCCTTGAAAATGCTTTCAAACCACTTTGTGCCATTTTGGCTATTGTAGTATTTATAGACTCAAAGTCTTTTTTAAATGCCTCTAAAATATTATCTTTTATTTTTTGTAGATTGAATCCAACTTTTTCTGTTTCTTTTTCAAAATTTGTTGCTGCTTTCATCAACTCATCCATAGACTTTTTAGATGCAATTATATTTTCATCAATTTTTTTAATAAACTCGTTTGCTTTTTCAAACATTCTACCCATTGATTTTTGATCGCCTGATCCAAATATTTTATTTGTTATTTCGTCTAGATCGACACCAAATTGTTTTAATAAAGCTAAAATACCTACAACTGCTATTTTACCACCTCTACCAAGCATTAAAAAACCTATGATACCCATTTCTCTAATAGCTGGAGGCAAGGCTCTAACAATTTCTATGAGTCCAGCAAGACCATTATTTATAACTCTAAACAATGGTGCAACTAAATCCATAAGTCCAGCCATACCTAAAATAAATTGTTTTATAAAGTTGACCATTCCTTGACCAACTGCAGTAGAAAAATTTGATAGTGCTTTTGAGTTTTCTTCAATCATTCTATTAATAACAACTAAAGCATTCTTAACAAAATCAAAAAACCCAGCCTCATTAGTTTCTAATTTAAATTTAAAAAGTTTGTCGCCAAGCATTGATAAAGTACCAGTAAATGTAGTTGCTAATACTTCTGTTGCTTTAGAAAATCTTCCATTCTCTCCAAACAATTCTTCAAACCTTTCTATTGTTTCTTCTGTTGTAACTGCCATTCCAGCTTTAAATCCAAGTAATGCTCTGACACCTCTTTCTCTAAAAAGGTCTGCTGCTCCGATACCTGATGAAAATGATCTTTGTATTTGTTCTGCAGTAGTTCTAAAATCTAATCCTGTAACTGCTGCAACATTACCAGTAATTTTTAAAACTTTTTGTAGTTCTTCTGCATTATCTGTAACGACTGCTAAATTACCTGATGCTGATGCTATTTCTTCAAGAGAAAAAGGAACTCTACCAGCAAAGTCAATTAACCCTTTAAATGCTTTTTGACCCTCTTCAACATTACCAAATAAAAAATTAAATCTTATTCCTAGTTCTTCTACTTCTCTACCAACATTAATAAATGATCTAACAACAAGTCCACCACCAATACCTATCAATGCTGATTGTACTGAAAATATAGATGCTCTTAAATTAGAAAGTCCAGCACGAATACCGTTAAAGGCTTGTCTAGTTTTATCTCTTGCTAAAATATTTAATACTAAATTTTGTGCCATTATTTGTGCCTTGCTTTATTCATAGCCATTTCATGTTCTTCTTGTTCTAATAAAAGATAGCCTAACCAATGGTTATACTCCCATTCTTCCATTTGTAAAACTTCTCTTAAAGGTATTTTTAACCTATCAGCTACAATAAAACAATTCTTTAATTGAGGCTCAGACTTTAGTTTTTTTTTACTTCATGAGGATTGATAGCTTGTACCATTGCAGTAGCTATCCTAGACAATACATCAGAATCTACTTTATTCATTAATGCTAGTTTATCTTCTAATGTAAATAGTTTGTTGCCATCTTTGTCGATAGCTTTCATAACTAATATGTCTGCAAGAATGCTTACATCATTTAGATTATCTGACTTTTTAAATAGTTTATTCTTTTCAGATAAGGTTATAGGATTCCAATAGATAACACTTGGATTACCAGATTCATCTTTCCATTCTTCAATCTCCATGTGCTGAACACCTAAAGACTCAAAATGAGATTTAGCAGAATCTATTAACTTCATAAAGTCTTATTAGACTGTACCTCTTGTCAATGTTCCTGTACCTTGAAATGTAACTGATCTTGAAATGATTGCGTCCATACCATTAGTAACTGACATTCCTGTTATAATTCCTGTGCCAGTAAAACTTTCATCTCCTGAACTATTTCCCTCTGGTAACAAAACAAAAGAGATTGAACTTCCAGCAGTTAATGTTTGTTGTGGACTATCAGTTTCATCATAATGCATTTCTAAAGTTCCTGAAAATGATGTTCTTCCAGCTACGAATGATTTAGTTGCATCTGTTAAAGCTGTATCTTCTACAACATCGCCAGTAGTCTCTAATGTGAAACCTGTTAGTTCCCCAACACCAGTTCCACCAGCAGTTACGACTCCTTCTTTTCCGTGATGTGTTGCCATTTGTTATCCTTTTCCTTTTTTGGTTTTGATTTGTTTTCTTCTTGCTTATAGCCAAGTTCTAAAAAATTATCAAGTTGTGTTTCATTGATAATTACTTCATGACCATCTTTGTATAATTTTATATCTTTTGCCATAATGCTTTTTACTATCTTTCTTCTTCTTCGTCAATATCTTCGTCATCTTCCCATTGATCATCTTCATCGTCAACAACATTATCGTCATCGTATTCTCTATGTTTTTCGATCAATTCTCTAATGTCTTGTATTGAATCTTCTATTTTATCTAATTTTTTTTCTATTTTGTCTAAATTCTTATCTGCCATTTTAACTCCTATGGTGTTGCACTTTCATGTTCATAAATAACTCTAACAACCATACTAATAGCACCGTATGGAAAGAGTGTACCAGCATCAGTTTCTAAACTTATAACTTCTGTGTCTAATGCTTTGTTGTTTCTTGTTATATCAGATTCAAGTTGCGTTTCAATGGCACTTGCTAAATTATTTCTTGCAGTATCTATATTGCTTTCTACACCTTTAACATATCCTGTGATTAAAAATTCTAATGTAGCTATTCTTGTTTTAGCACCATCCCCTAGTTCTTGATCTTCTTTAGTTTCTTCTTGTGTTTGTACAAGCACTGCTGGATATTGTGATTCTGCTAGTTCTTCCAATGGAAATGGTTGTCTTGTGCATTTCTTTACACTTGGGCTAGAAATTGCTAAAATTGTGGTAACAATATGACTAGCTATATCTTCTCTCTTGCTCATATCTTTAACCTTTTAATTTCTTTTTTCATAAACTGCTCAAACGATCTTCTTATAAGCTTTTCTGTTTTTAAATTAAACTTAAAAAATATTCTTTCTGGTAGTTTACCTAATCCTTTTTGATGAAACAATGCCTTTTTTGCTTGTGTTTGTTCTCTAAAAAAAAGTTGTACTTGGTTTTTATTTCTTAATTTGCTATCAATAGATTGCAACATGTCATTTGTGTCTTGTAAATTAACTACTGTTTTACCTTTTTCTTCTGCATAAGACGGACTATAAGGTACAAATCTTCTCTTATTAAAATCCAAACCTCTGTCAGTTCTGTCAAGAATAATTTCTTTTAATTGTACACCAGCTTGTTCTAAACCCATTGTAACAATTTTTGGAAATCTTCTAAAAAAATTATTATATCTTTTTCTGACCTTTGGTAAATTAGAAGTTACTCTTGCACTTAACATTATCTAGTTAATCTTCTACTTCCATGTAAAGATTCTCTTTCGTTTACAGAAATTGTTCCACTTGCATCTGTATCATATTCTACACCATCTTCTAAAATAGCTTGAAACTCATTGTTAAATTCACTTCTATAAAACTCAATCATTCTTTCAAATCTATCTTTATCTGCCTCTGGTCTAAACTTTGTTATTGTTGGTAAAAAAAATTTATATAAAAATAAAAATGCTCCAGCCCTTTTGAACTGATCTAAATTAACTTTAGTGTCAACCATTTCTGCAGTATTTAAAACAGTGATGTCTGTATAAACATTTGTTTTATAAATTGGCCACCAACGAATACGCAACTCTCTTAAAATATCATTTGTTGTTTCTGCAATAAAAAAAGTTACTTCAGATGATGTAGATGAAAAACCAAACTCATAAATATCTGCTTGATAGTTTGATACATCCCCAGCATTAATTACATTTGCACCAGTATAATTAGCCATTATCTAATACCCATTATCCAATCAAAAATTTCTTTAATTTTCTTTTTTAGTTTTTTTAGCATATTTCCTCTTTTTTGGTTTTAACTCTACAACTTTGTCTATTTTTTCTTTTGTTTCTTTTACAGGTTTGAATCCTCTTGCATTAAAATGATTTATATTTGCCTCGTATTGTATTTTACTTCTAACAATAGTCTTTTTTCCATTTGTCAATTTTATATCCATAATATCTCCTTATATCCTATGGCGAGTTTCCTCGCCATAGAAAAGTAGTCATTAGTTGATTACTGACTCACCTAATATCTCTACACCATAAGAATCATGTAGTTCGCCAACTCCATATACTGCAGTTGCTACGATCTCGTCTGCTCTTAACGATGCGTCTCTTTGAGTTTCAATTTTTAGGTCTTGCATCATAGCTAAACCTAAAGCATCTTGATGGAACATACCACCTTTACAGTTGTCTGTATCAGAAGTACCATCAACATTTGCAGTTTCAAAGATTCTA